CACTCAACTGCCCACTCAAGTTCATTTGTTTTTTTTGCATCTCCTCTCTTGCTCTCATTACTGATTTGACAGATAATTCTTTACAGGCAAGTTCAATATTTCCATTCATCTCTTTGGTTAGATTCCTGACATATATTTCGAGTTTTTTAGTTCCCTTGAAATGTACTTTGTCTGCCATCAGAATTGAGCAAGGACATAATTGTCCAGGATCATCTTGGCTTCTTTTGGAAAAGAGGTTTTGTCGAACTCTGTTGTGTATGCCAAACTCTCTCCAGCTCTGCTCTTTGATGACAGTCCAGCTCTTCCATCACCTTGTTTTGAATCATTGAAAAGTTTTGCTGCTATTACTGCTACAGCATATTCCAAGTCATTGGGGACATTGCCGAATGTTACTGTTATGGCATCTGTGTCCCAATCACTTGTGTCGTAACCAGGTTGATAATTTACTTTTAGGTTCAGGAAACCTGGTGTTGGGTTAGCACCATCAAACCTGACTACACCATCTGAACTGAACACATCGTAGTCATCACTTGATATTGTGTCATCTCCACCAGTCTTGGCATAGTTTTCCACAATGGAGCTTATCGTGTTTAGGGGTTTGTTCCTCAAATACAAACGACTGTTCAGAACATCTGTGGGACTGTAGAACTCATCTATGGCAGATGATGGTTTCTCAAGATAATCTCTTCTGGTGTACTTGGATGCCATCTGTGTTGCGACACCCAAGAGCAGTTTAAGGGTATTATCCTTATTCGTATTGCTTATCTTCAGATAGTCCTTTACGACTGAAAGCCTTGCTAGAGCCATGTTTAGTTCTTTGCTTGGAAACCGACTAAAGTTACTTCAGCATCAAAACCAGTTGGAGAAGAATCTGCTTGGGCATTGATTGCCTTGTTTATAGCAGAAGTCTTTATTGGAGTAGTGAGGTTTATAGCCAAATTACCAGCAGTTGTTGTTACATAGAATTTTCCTATGGCAGATGCTGCTTCCAATATTGTTACCCCTACAACAGCAGTTGTTCCAGCCTTTACTGTGATTATGATGTCAGTTATATAAGTGAATCTTGATGCATCAGCAGCCAACAAAGCAGTTGAACTGGTATCAGTAAGGTTTGCTGTACCCTTAACTATCTCGATACCAGAAATGCTAGATTGTCCTGTTATTATTGACATCAGTCATCCCCCTTTTTTGCTTTCTTCTTTGGCTTTGGAGCAGCTTTGGCTTCAACAATCAAACCATTTTTAAGAAGTCTGACAGAATCTCCAGGAGCAATTTCAACTACATCTCCTGTTCTGTACTTGATCCCTTTAAGACTAAAATCTCTTTTAATTTCGTATTTCATTTTACTTACCTCGTTTTTTAATTTTTGTGGGGGAGTCGAAACCCCCCCACTTGTTGTCATCGCAGATTATGAACTAGAGATATTATGTAATACCATCTATTTCAACAACAGCACCACCGAATCCATCAATAGTGGTATTGACCAATGAGTTAGAGTCTACCAACTCGTATGCTCTCATACCATATTGTACTGATTCCCAAGCAGTACCACCGATTTCGGATGTGTCAATCCTCAAACCAGAACCATGTCTGAATATAGCCATTGCCCTGTCCCAAGCACCAAACCAGATGCTAGTGTCCACAGCTTGTGGGTTCAAGAAGATTGGAGATCCAAAGATCGTTGCTGATTCAGGAGAAAGTCCCAAATCCCTGTTGTATATTGGAGCAGAACCAGCAGTCAAGGACATGATTCTTTCCAAGTTGTTAGGGTGCATCATCCACATAGTAGGTAATGCCCTGTATTCAACAGCCAATTCGTGGTAACAAGCTTTCAAGTGAGCATAAGTCAAAGCACCAGAAGATGTTGGCTTATCCCAAGCAGTACCATCAATAGTTCCACTAATATTAGAACCATCAGTAACCTCGTTTTCAATAAGTCGCCTTAAAGCAACGATTTGGTTTGCTGTAATCTCACCAATAAGGTCTACAGCAGTACCAGCCAAGAGTTCTTGTGACATGTAACTCAAAGCGATTGCCTTGTCAAGGGAGAAACTCCTCTCAACGAAAGTTGGCTTTGTGTCAGTAGTGTCAGCATTTTCAGCCACGATTGCTGCTGTCAAGTCAGCAGAGATTGCTGGAACAGCACCTTGTGTGGACTGAACAGTAATGTTTCTCAAAACATCCTGCATTCTTGGTCTATCTATTTGCATTACAAAGAAATCATCTGCTAACAATTCCGTAGGAACTGTAAATCCACCACTAGCATCTGTTCCCCAAGCCATTGGGTTGTCTGCTTTGGTGTAGATTGATGAGTCTTTGATTTCTGCTCTCTTGTAGAAAGCATCTTTTCTCTCCCAGTTTTTCTGGAAGTGAGCCTGTGTCAAACCACCTAGATATGCTCGAATTCCCTCTGCATTTTTCCAGTCAGCATCAACAACAGGATCTTTAACATAAGTGTCGCCACTTACTTTGATTTCCTTTCTTTCAACTTTGGCTTCAGCTTTTTCTTCTTTAGGCATAGAGTTAGCAACAGCTTTTTCTACGATAGGAGTTAAAACTTCTTCCAAGTTCAAATCGAGGTCATCATTCTTTTTTACATCATCTTTTGACATAATATTAAATATCCTCCATATTTGATTTTTTTCGTGCCAAATAGTTGCTAACAGCTCTTCGGAGAAGTTCTAGTTTCTTCTCTCGTAAGTCTATCTCCACTTCCTCTTCAGCATCTTTATTTTCGTTTTGATCTAACAATTTATCAACCTTTTCATTTAGGTTGTTTATCTTTTCCTCTAATTCAGCGATGTCCTTGTTGTATCCAGGACATTCTGGATTATCCATTGGGCAATCGCCTTTCTCTTTTTCAAGTTCTTTCTTCTCATCATGGCAACCACAGTCTTGGCATTCGCCCTCTGTGCTGTCGGTTACAGTTGATTCCATACACATTTCCCTAGCGATGGCATAGGCTTGATCCTCTTCCATTGTAGGATTTTCTTCCAAGATAATCGGAATCTTTCTGTCAATGCACTCATCAACAGTTTCTTTCTCTTCCTTGTTTTCCATAATAGCCTTTATCAAGCTGGTGCTTTTGATGTCCATTGACTTGATTGAATGAATCACAGCATCTGGGTTGGCTGGAACATTGACAACCGATATTTCCAATAATTCTTGCTTTGTAAAGTTTCTGCCACCCTCATTGTTCATCTTCATGTCCAAAGGTCTAAAACCCACAGAAAGAGCTGTCAAATCTCCAGAACGAACGAGCTTTTCAACATCTGTTGATAGTTGTGTCTGTCCATTGAACTTTGCTTTTCCCACAAGTTTTCCATCATCAACCTTTACCCAAAGTATTCTTCCGATAGGAAGTTTTGATTGGTCGTGTCCCCAGAGTAAAGGTCCTCCATCCTTGAAGTGTTCCAAAACCCAACCCTCTGGTTGTATAACATCGTTTTCTCTGTCAGATTTTGCTGATGATGCAGTAAAAATGAATTCCCCTTTTCCGTTTGGGTTTTCCTTGATTACTGCATTTGCGAATTGTTTATTTTCCATAAAAAATCTCCTATATTAAATTTACAGTTGTGTGTATATTACTCATATTTTTGAAAAAAGCAAATTTTTTACAACTCTTCTCGCTTTAAAGGTCTATGTGTACATCTGCAATTTACGACTTCGTATGCTGGTCCAGTTGGATCAAGAGGGTACATAAGTCCGTTTGAGAATGGCTCATTTACCCTGACAACCTCGCCATTTATGATTCCATGACTTTCCCTTTCCTTTCCATCCATAGTGGTGTTCCATTGCTTGTGTGTAACATTGTCAGATTCCATATAGACTTGATGGCTACCCCTGTTGATTGCCCTTAAAGATTCAGTCCTTGCTATTCTTTCTGCCCTAAAGCCATTGATATTCACTACCCTGTTCACAATATCCTCAGCTTCACTTACAGATCCACCAGCAATCAGGACATTGATAAGGCTTTCCCTTGTTGTCTTGTACATATCATCCAGCACCTCATTGAACATTGCTCTCCTTTCCAGGAGATAGGAATCTACCCAAGCATTTGTCGGAACAAAAGGTTGGGCATGTCTTGCCTGTGTTGCTGCTGCTATGAAACCAGCAGACAATGTTGCGATTATGTAAGGTGTTATCTCTTCCATCAGGGTTTCAATCTCTTCATCCATATTCGGCATAACTATGTCAATGGCATTGGCATCAAGTTGCTTGTCCATCTTCTTTGCTGCCTTGTTGGCATTTTTCAGATTGTTGTTTATTTTTTTTACAAGATTGGATATGTATTTCTGGACTGCCTTGTCCATCGGTTCAGAGAGCTTATCTGCTGATGCCAGTTTTTTCTTTATGTCTACCTCTCGTGTTTCCAGAGGTATTAAGTATGATCTTTTTTTGGTGGCTCTTGATCTTCGAGAGAATCCCAGAGTGCTTTCATCTCATCAACAGGGTAATCCTGTTCAACGATGATTTCATCAACTCCCCTCAATGGGGAATCTGGTGTCGCCAGGTTCAATGGCAAGTATGGTTCATTACCCCATTCAACTGCTTCCAATCCATCCCTGTCCCTTTCCTCATTTATTGTCGTTATCCCAAGCTGGAGGTTTGTTCTCTTTTCCAAAACCCTGAAAGAACTGTCTGAACTTGTCGGATCATCAAACTGCATAATCGTATCTTCCCCAAACAATGGCATAAGCCATTTGTTTATTGATGCCTGTATCTTTGCCAATCTTGGCTTGATGGCATCCTTGATGAATATTCTTTCAGCAGCTTCAACAGATGCCTTGTTCACTTCTGGACCACCGAGAATCGCATAAGGCACTCTGTAAATGGCGAATATCTCTTGCCATACAGATTCCTTTCCTTTCTGGAACTCAAGCTCTTCAGCAGAAAGTCCCAATCTCTGGAACTCAAAAGAACCAGCATCAAGAACAGCGAGTTTACCTCTCTGTTGCCTACCTTGATAAAGCTGATTCCATTGTGTTCTTATCCTTTCGGCATCCTCTTGTGTCAATGGTCTTTGTGATACCAATAGTCCCTCTGGGATTGCCCTGTTCTTCAAGAGGTTCAGCCTTTGCACACCCATCTCTGTATCTGTGTCTATTGAATATCTTGCTGCTTCTATTGGGGAATATCCATAGAACAATGATTTTGGATTTGCTGTCTTGAAATGTAGTATCTCATCTCTGGCAAATGCTGTTGTTCTTCCATCATCCACAAAACTCGGATAACTGCTGTCTGGACTGTCAAGGCTGTAAAGATAACCAGCGACAAGCTGTCCATCCTCATCATCTTCCTTTTCTGGAACAACTGTCATGTTCTGTGAGAGCAATGGGTGCAATTCAATCGGAACACCATTGTCATCCCTGACAACATAGAGATAGGCATTTCCTGTAAGATCCATGTCTACAGAAATCCTTTCCATAACCTCTATGTGATCCATCAATGGATTCGGATTCATGAACAATTTATAGAAAGGATTTGAGAAATCAACTATCTTTTGCAACCTGTTGTCTTGTGTCTTGTATATGCTGAAAGGTGTCAATGCTATCGCATCAGCGATTCTTTTTGTTGCAGAATATACAGCAGATGTGTACCCACCAACCATCTCCTGTTGTGTCATATCTGGAACAGTTGTCTTTTTCAACTGCCTGTTTCCAGGACCAGTAGCCACATTCATATATCTCTCTGAACTAGGTGGTTTCCTGTTCAATCTTCTCCAGAAAGTAGAATTCAATCTACTAAAGCCTTTCTTGAAATTATCTAAAATACCCATAAACCAGTTCCTCCTGAACTTCTTTTTCCCCAAACTGCCAATGCCAAAGCAATGACTGTGTCATCGTGGAAGCCAGATGCTGCTTCATACTTGACAAGCCCAGATGGACTTCTCTTGAACACATATGCCTGTAGCTCTTCCACCAACACACTTCCCAGAGGGTAAGTTACATCCTCTGTTTCTATGATAAATCCCAGATGCTGGATTATTTCAGATTTTGTCTTGTAGTCAAGGTTTACACCTTGAATATTCAAGCCATCTCCCCTCAAGGCTTCAAAAACTGAAGAACCCATAGCAGTTGCATCTATCCATACAGGGCAGTCCCCATATTTCCTGGATGCTGCCTTGATTCTCACTTTCTGCTGCTCAAATCCGACATCTTGGCATCTATCCATATAGACAACACGATTTTTGTCATCCAACACGATAATAACTGTAAAATCGTTTTTTCGAGCCAAATCCACACCACAAATGTATGTTTTCTCTTTATTGAAAGGAATTGGTGTCTGATAGTTGTCCTCACAATTTCCTATGCCGAAAAATGCTCCACCAGAGGAATCTGTGAATTTTGCCAAGTATTCTTGCTCAAAAATGTCTTTAGGTGTCCTTTTTTTTATCATGTCCAATTTTTTTCCGATCAGGGGACTTTCAGTAGATGGAGTGTGAAAACTCTCCCATTCTGTCATCTCCTCATCCTTTCCCCACATATAGGCTTCGTAAAACCAATTTCTTCCCAAAGGAGTGGAAATCATCCAGACTTTCGCATTTTTCACGACAAGCATGGGTTCAATGTACTGTTCCCAAATCTTCTTGTCCAGCCTGGCAGCTTCATCCAGTATACAATGGTCCAGAGTTGCTCCCAAGAGATGATCGGCATGTTGCTGCTCTCCAGACAGGAAAATAATCCTAGATCCATTCTTCAGGTACATGATCAGGTCGGTAACGACCACATTCTCATATTCTGGCTCATTCTTGAACATTCGTATGCATCTTGGAACGATGTCCCTACGACATTGCCTTAATGTTGGGGAAATCCACCAAATGGTGCTTTCTGGTTTGGATTTAGCCATCCTCCAAGCCTTTTGTATCGCAAGTTCGGTTTTCCCCACTTGCCTACCAGCACAGATGACCACATTCTTGTCATCGGTTGATTCAAGTACCTTTTTCTGCCAGTCAAATGGTTTCCATTCTGTTTTTGCTGCCTTTAC